CACGAACCGCGACCAGACCTACAATCATTCCATGCTCGGTAAACGACTGTGTAAACCCATGACCTCGCGCAACTGCTTCACCAAACGCCGACAAATTACCAGACGGCGTCGTGCCGCCAGTCAACCCGGTAGCAGAAGTCTGAGCAACAGGCTGCACACCAACCAACGTAGAACCGCCACCTAAAAACTCCGGACGCTGCAACCGAGCATCAGGAGACACAACACCGAAATGCGCACGCACAATCTCAGTATACCGCGTGCCGCCACGAGCATCACGCTCTAACAACTTCTGAATTTGAAACGCCTGCCTAATCTGATTAATAGTCGCAGCAGTAGCGGTAGACAAATCCGCATACAAATTCGACGGATACAAAAGCATATTCTGCGCACCAGCCCCAGTATTAGCACTTGCGGCCAAAGGAGGCGCAGCACCAGAACCCAAAACCTGATTCGCCGTCAATAAACCACCAGCCGCAGCATCGCGCAACTTCAACCCCGCTTGCGCACCACTTACCAACTCCGTAGTCTGCGTCCGAATAGTAGCAGAAGTGCCCAAAGGCACACTTACCGAAACGTTACCTTTCTGTGGCCAAGGCAAAGACGACGTAAAATAATCATGCCGCTTACCACGACGCAACAACACGTAATCCGTAGAAACATCCGGCCCATCATCCTTATCAACAACAACCGCATTCTGCAAATTCTCATCGCGGAACCACTGATTCCAGATCAGATTATAAGCCCGCGCAAACAACGCAGAATGCTTCACGTTCACACCGCCAGTCACCTGACCGACAGTCGGCAAACCCATATAGTCTTGCAAAGAGTTCACCGCATAACCACCATTCGGAGACGAAACCTGCGGAACAACAAAAGAAATAGAATCACCGGGAGAATCCTGCTCTCCCATAAACTTAACCCAATTAGTCCATACAAGCCGATTCGGAACAAAAAAGAAAAAAGAATCCAAATACATATTATCCAAAATCGGAAACAACGGAGTAGACAAACGAGCAAAAGCCGTCATTTTCAAATTAAACGTATCACCGGGCAACACTTCATCCAGAAACACCGGAACCAAATAACCAGCATCAAACGTAGTCTTATGCGTATGCTGAATCGCAAACGAAGAACGCGGTATATCCGCCTTCGGAACCATAGCAAACTGATGAACATCAACAGACGGCTGGCGAAACATAAAAGCCCCCTAAAAAAACTACTTACAATCGGAACCGCGAAACAACAACGCGGCACCACCGTTTTGCTCAAAATGCCCTACACTATCATCATAAACAGCAAGCTCATATAACGCAAAATCCTCCGGATGCTTATTCAGGTTGTTATCCGGCGCAGCACGCCGACACTCATCCTGAAAGGCACGAACAGCAAGACCCTTACTTGCAAAATACAACGGCTGAGAATGCACACCAGCCGCCTGATCAAAAATCGAGACAACGATCATCTTCATAAACACTCCTACAGACTACGCTTCAAGCGCGCAAGCCGCGCGCGGGCAACTACTTCACGAACAGCGAGACGATCAGGGGACGAATCGGCAGAATACTGCCGGGCCACAGAAGCTCGATCAAAAACAAGACCAGCATACCCGTCACTATCAACACGGTCATACAACCTGTCATAATAACGGGGCGACTTCGCTTCAACACCATTGGTGACCACCTTTCCATGCGGAAAAACATCACTCCAATACTTCAACAACCAAGACTGACCAATACCGCCAGTCTTAGACCGACCACCTAAAGACATACGACAAAACTCAGGACAACGCGAGGAAACCTCGCCACTAGACTTATCAACACTCCCATAATGCAAAAATGAACCCTCGCCAACGACTTTCTTCATCACATACCGTGCGACGTATGCCGCACTCCCAAAAGTAACAGCGCCTATAGTAGAAAAACCTAAAGGCCAAAGACGCTCAAGAGCGCTAGACCGATATAAAACCTCGCCGCCACCAACACGCCGAAATTGAACCTTATCAGGGAAATCAAAACCAAACAAACAAGCGTGAAAATGCGGACGAGAAAACCGACCTCCATACTCACCACACATAAAAAACCGGACAGGATGTCCGGTAAACTTACGAAGGCGCTTCATGAACAACTGAAAGTCCCGATACCGCAACGACAAGAACTCCGGCAAATGCTTTTCATCATACGTAAGCGTGATGAAACAATTGGCATCATGCATCTGAGCCTCATGCATACAACGAACGGCCCATTGCCGAGACCTCTCCAGTCTACAGCCAACGCACCGACCACATGGCAACTCAAGTGAACGCGCTGATCCATGCCGATCACGCTCGACAAACGTCACCACACCGTCCTCGCCTTGATAGGCGGAGACAGGATGAAAACAAGCCACAACTAAAGCCGAATACCGCCGCGCATCACAACAGCCGCAACATTCTTAGGATGAGTCCGCGACACGTTACGACGAAACTTCGACGCAGACTGACCCTTATTAACACCAAAACGCTTCAACGGACGCATGACAAACCTCCTATATTGTTACAAATTGTTACACAATAAACACTTGACACCAACACAATACAACACTACACTATCAACACCCTAGCAATAACGCTAGGGATCAACTGGAGCTAACATGAAAATAGAACTCACAACGCAAGAGCAATCAAGCCTGCAAAACTGCATCAAAACCGAATCCGCCAGACTCGGAAGGGCACTAGCAAAAGAAACAAATCCAGCCGTCATAGACGCACGCAACAAAGAACTTGTTTCCCTCAAGCAAATACACGACAAAGTAGGCGGACAGGGCACAACCCTCTAACCTCCTACAACACGGGGCGGGGCCACAAGCCCCGACCCCTCGACACCCCGAACGGGTGTCACCTGGCACACGTAGATCAAGTCTCAACGTGTGCCCTGTGGTAATACCACAATTACTTCGGCTTGTCAATAACCGGATTGACCACCTCAACCTTAAGCGGAGGAACAGGCGGAACAACCGCCTTTGGAATAACCAGACCCAACTTCACCGCTTCATCCCGATTACTTTCATCCGAAACAAAATCCACCAGCTTACCAGCATCATTATTAAAACGCTCCCGCACATGAGCAGGCATCAACATAAACGCTTCCTCAGCCTGCCTAACCTGCAACATCGCAGAATGAAAATCCGTCACCGTCTCAAAATCCGCATACTGCGGCACCGCCACATTCTCCGGCAACTGACCTGTAAGATTGAAACGACGAACAATAGTATTAATATCCACTTCATCAGCAAACGATTGCCGAGTCTTCGACACATCTTCACAACGTAAACCAGACTCTTCCGAAGCCATATCCGTATCATAATTGAACGGATCACCAGAACGCACAAAAACGTCCATAA